ATCATTATTACCTTTAACATAAATTGAATATGTTGCTCTAGTATCACCTTTTTCAAACAAGAAATAATCAAATATTTTATACACAGCATAGACTGCTGCGATAATTGGAATGGCTTCTGCTGCTATTGCTATGATACCTTCTGACGCTGTAGCGGCAGCAGCGGTTTCAGCGCCCACAGCAGCAGTTGTTCCTGTTGTTGCTGCTGTTGTAGCTCCAACTGTACCACTTAGTACACCACTTGCTGCTGCTTCACCTGCTAGTGCTGCTGCTTCACCTGCCGCTGTTGTTGCTGCTGTTGTAGCTCCAACTGTACCACTTAGTACACCACTTGCTGCTGCTTCACTTGCCGCTGTTGTTGCTGCTGTTGTACCGCCCGCTGCACCAACTGTTGTACCGCCCGCTGCACCAACTGTTGTACCGCCCGCTGTTACTATAGGCGCTGATCCTGTTACACCAGCAACTACTGATGCTGGACCACCCGTTGATCCTACTGATAATGCTGTATTGATACCCAATTCACCTAGAGTTCCTGTTGTAATGCCTGCTTTACTTGCGCCTGTTAGTGTTCCTAAGAATGCACCACCTAAATCAGCAAGCCCCGTATTTGCGCCGAGAAACTTGCCTGCAATATCTCCAAATCCTAGAGCGTTTGCTGCTATCTGAAAACCACTCTTGACAAGATAGTTCATTGCCATACTTCCAACAATTTGAACTAAAGGATTTTGTGATTTTCCTAAACCGGTTTTTCCGAAAAGTTTTCCTCCAAGATACATTGTAGCAAGATTACCGCCAGCGTACATAAGATTATCTAAGAATCCACCTCCGCTAGGTCCACCACCACCGCCCATCATCGTACCGCCGCCTGGACCACCACCAAAACCAAACACGCCCATCAAACTTCTAAATCCGCCTGTGAATGTGTCACCTAAACTTTCAAAAAATCCTTTCTGTGCTGCTACACCTTCAGCGGCTTCTTCAGCACTTGCTCTCGCAACTGCTGCTGAATCCATTGTCATTCTTTGACCGTTATAATTTGTAGATGTTTGTAGCATCATGGCTTGTCTTTGTTGCTGAATAGACATGCCAGGAATCATATTGAATCCACCACCAGTCGCTCCAAATAATGGATTGGTCATATACATTGCACCGGCACCAGACATTTGCTGAAGTGCCATTGCAGGATTCATAGCATATTGCATTGGATTGCCAGTCATACCCATCAAACTTCTAAATCCAGCCATTGCTGGATTCATTGACAAGAAACTTAGAAGAGATGATGGACCTAAAGGAATGCCGGTATAATTGTAGACGAGTTGTTCAAGCCCCATTCTACGCCCAGCTTTGCGCTGTTCTTTGGTTCCTTTAGTTAAGAAGTTTCCTAAGATTTGACCAAATGTAAACTGTGTCGGATCTTCAGGATTGAATCCTATTGATTTACTGAATTCATTTGCTGCTTTATCAATGAATACATTGCCTAATCTGCCGAATATTTGACCATATGCTTGACCGTATTGTTTGCCAAACGCTTTAGATAATACACCAGTTATTTTGTTTGTAAGACCGATTTCATTGCCGATCAAATTGCCAACATAACCCATACCCAAACTCTGTTGGCGTGTGACGCCGAAGCCCCTTGGGAAGAATGTTTTTAATAACGTTGTATTAATTAATCTTTGAGTAACGCCAAGAAAAGACTGCCTCGCTGATTCAAGTTGACTTCTATAATATCTTTCTCTTAATTGATCTTGCGTCGGCGGTCCTCTTTTAGCTGTTCCACCCGCTGATATTCCTGCTACAGAAACTCCTAAACCTCTTGACGTAATACTATTGCCAATTTTAAGTTGTTTAACAGTTTCAGCTTGAAGTTGAGTTGTTCTTAGTGCAGCCCTTGCTGTGATTCTTGCTATTTCTGTAGGATCATCTGTGCTAATTGTTGTACCGGATCCAAGTGGTCTTGCAGTTGGCGAAGCTGACGCAGCGGCCGCTGCTGCTGTTCCAGTACGGAATCCTGAAAGTACGCCTGACAAAGAACCACCCACACTAGGCACACCCACACTAGGCACAGATCCTTTCGCATACTGATTTCCCTGTGCATCTGGTGTAGTGCTATCGCTTTTTGGACCTAATTGTCCAAAATCTATAACAGATTCCGGATCTATTCTTTGACCAGATTTATTATGGACCTCAAAGTGTAAATGAATACCGGTTGGACCATCTACAGTGCCCGTATTTCCTTCAACGCCTATTGCTTCACCAGCTTTTACTTTACGACCTTGAAAGACTGACGTTTGAGATAAATGTCCGTAAAATGTATGGAAGCCATTTGAATGCTTTATCTTAATGAACGTTCCGTATGAAGGAGAATTTCTAGTTTCTACAACGACACCTTCAGCGGATGCTATAACAGTGCCTTTTTTATCAGCAGACTGTAAATCTATGCCTGAATGCATTTTACCGTTACGCATACCATATCTTGACGTAACAGTAAACTTACCAGCCATTGGTATACCGAAATTAACGCCACCGCCAGCTTCCATTCTACCTTCAGGTGTTGTTGGTGCTCCTGTTGTTGCGGGTGCATTTGTTGACGTATTGTAGCGACTAGATGTTGATCTAGGTACCGCACGTGGTCCAAAATCTCTAAGAGCAAACGCACCGCCAACAAAAATGCCTGCAAGTGCAGCAGGGCTAAGTGCTAATCTAAATGCAGATATTATCGCAGTTCTTATAGTTTGACCTAGGGCAGCACCTACACCAGCACCTATTCCAGTAGCAACTGCTGTGCCACCTCCTTCGCCGCCGTCGCCACCTCCACCGCCTCCTGGTGGCACACCAGCTGTTCTAATGCTATTAGCTCTTGCTGTTTGTATTGCTATAACATTTGATCTTGCGATATTAGAGTTGACTCTTTTCAACTCTTTAACCATTTCAATACTTATAACATTATTTTTTCTTTGTTCAACTAAAGTTTTATTTGCAACGTTAATCTGTTCTTTTGAAACTTGAACAAGGGATGCTGCCGCTTGAATTCCCTCTGCTTCCGAAAAAAATGCTCTTTTAGCGCCGCCTGCAATTCCTTTAACAGCGCCTGAAGCCTTTTCAGCCGCTAACTTACCGAGCATTTGAGAATAATTAGCCATTTAATTATCCACGTTCAAACACATTATCTGGATCAAGTTGGCGAATTCTTGCTAAATTCGGTGCACCAGCTGTTGTTGTCGTTGAACTTGTTGTAACAGTTCCACTTGAATATGGATCATTATATGATTGAGATGGCATGCTTCTTTGCGGTGGCATATAACCGCCCATCTGAGGGCTTGACATGGGGCTTGGATTTGGACTTAAAGTTGGCGTTGGCACACCGCCAGCAGGACCACCAGCTGCACCTGCAATCTTTTCTTGCGTACGGCCAAATGCACTGACACCTAAGACTGCGCCCATTGCAACGTGAAACAGTCCACCGCCTTGAAGTGTGATTGGCACCCATTGTCTAAATGCATCGTTTGCAGCTTGAGTTTCCCAAAACTGAACAATTGTGAACATAATAGGAAATATAGCAAAGTCAGCAAGACAGCAAAGCATATACATCATTGCCATCATTGGTCGCCATTTTTTCGTCATCCAATCTTCTTTGGATTCATTGCCTGGTATAATAGGAGAATCTTCCTTTTTCTCTTCTTTCTTTTTAGGCTCTTCTTTTTTGACTCCGAATTGAAATCCCATAATTACCTTCCTTTGCTGTGTTGTTGCATTCTATTATTTTCTTCGTTAATGAATTGAGAAAGTAACATAATGTAAACATCACGCTCAAAAGGCATCATTTCTTCCAATTCTGTAATGCTATATTTATGATGTTGCATGAGGGCGAAATTGGTTTTGTAATAATCTACTAATTTTTCATGCCCCATCAAAAGACGAAAAAATTTGACATTCCCTCCAATTCTGCTTGATCTTCTTGCCCACATTTACCGCATTTCCATTTAACAGTATGCTTCAATTTAGGCATTGTTTCAAAGAATGATGCAAGTTTTGCAAACTGCTGCTGTGAAAGATTATCAATAAACTCTAAGAGTTCTTGTCTTGTATAATCATCTTTCTTATAAAGGTTTTCGTTATCGTAAATATAATCAATAGCATTTATAATAGAAATTGTTGCTAGATCCATCTGCGATTCTTCACCCGTCAATTTTGTATCTAACTCGACGGTAGGATATTTCAATTTAATACCTATGCCAGTTTGTTCATCTAATAAAATCTTGTCAGCGTGGTTTTCTGTTTTAACCACATTCAATTCCATTAAATCAAACGACACTGTAGTTTGATGAGAACATTCTTCATTTAATTTATTTCTGAAGCCTGGATGAGACATTCTCAAATCAACTCTTTCATTAATTGATTTTGCTCTCAACCTAACAAAGAAATATTCTATATCAAATGTTGGTAATTTATCAACATCAACAGGATCAATTGCACAGTTATTAATAATCTGTTTTATTGCTGTTGTTATACTCTTTTGATCTTCACTTTCTAATGCAAGTAGAAGAATCTTTTGTTCTTTAACTAAGAACGGTCTATATTTGATTGCTTCACCTGTAGAAGGTAAATTCAATTCAAAAATTGGTGCTGCTATTTTTGGTAAAGCCATTATAATCTCCTAAATTAATAATTAAGTTATGGTCTTATATCTAATGGTTCAGAACCTCCAACATTATCTTCATCTCCACTACTTCCTGTGTCAACTTGACTACCGCTTTCGTTTGTACTATCTAATAAATTTCCGCCCACTGGACTTCCATTATCATCTAAGATGATTGATCTGCCTCCTTCAGGAACGAAAGCGATAGAATCTCTGTAATTCATAGTGACATCAAATCTCTGGTATGTATTGTTTTCTTCCCAGGTTAAATTCATTGCACTAATTTGAACTGGATAAACATCATACAATTCGTATTTTAAAATAATCTGACTTGTATCATCTAAATGATATAAAGTTAATATATTACCTTCAGCATAATTTTCATAATAATTTACGAGACCGGCTCCAGTAAGACCTCTTCTAAGAACAATAATGCTTATCCAACTTTCAAAAACATATCTCTCTTGCATATCAGTGGAGCATAAAATTGTCATATCAATATCAGCATATGTGATATCTTGCGCTATTTTCATTGAAGGTCCTGCGCCGTAATCATCAACGGTTGCAACGGTTCTTCCAGGAATTGTAGTTCTTTCACATCTAAAAGAAAAATTGGGCAGTAAATCTTCTGCTGTTCGGCCTAGAGTAGCCCTTAAACCTGCTCCAAATGTAAGTTCAGCATACCAGTTATTTGGTCTAGCTACTGTACCTATAGAATCTCTAAGTTTAGCAATACTAAAAGATTTTTCAGATGATAAAATTCTAGTTGATCTGACATTCACGGATCCAGCATTAGTTGTTGTCATATGTTTACCTTATTTTCTTTCTTGAGTCTGCCCAGACTTGATCTTTTGATGCTTTCTTAAAGTTTTCAGTCGGTAAAAACAAAGCAATATCCCATTCTTTAGATGAAATCTGCAAAAAGTTTGACCGAATGTGATTTCTTAAGTATTTCTTGAGAGTTGGTTTGAATGCTCTAAATTTAGAAACACCGTTTAATATGTCATAAGATATTCGCACTTTAGTTGTATCATTATAAATTTTATTATTTACAGTTGTATACAATGCATCCATTAATTTTGCTCTGAGTACATGCGGCAAATAATGAAAGTTGATGCCCAAGAATCCATCATTATAGAATTCTACAGGAAAAATCAGAGGAAACTGATCGTAATAGGGCAACTCTTTTTTCCACTTAGGATCATAAGCGAATCCATACATATATCCATAAAGAATATTATTGACAACCCGAGTTTCATCTCGGAGTAACGTGTCCGAAGAGACTCTTCTGCTATAGAGACTTTCTGCTGCTGACCGATACCATTCCCGAGCAAATTTAGTTCTCGCAGGAATGATGCCTTGCTTTGCGCCTTGTTGGAGTATGTTATCAAATATTGCCATAGTTTATTATTTATCTCAACTCTTTCTCGGTTAGAATCTTAAATTCCCATTTTCTATCTAAACAATAATCTATCGCTGCTTTCCACTTTGCTTGATTGACGCTCCATGTGATCGCTTCAGTTAGAAATCTTCTGGTTGGTTTACCACCGGATGTCAGATTTCTTTTTGGCTCCATTGTTTGACTGTGCGGTTTGACTTCAACAAGACATTCACGAATATTATTCTTATTGTCACGATATTTCATATAGAAATCCGGAAAATACCTGTGCCAACGATTATCTTTAGGTGAAATATACGGAACAATAATTTCCTCTGAACTCCATTGAAGAACCCAAGGATTCGTGTCACAATACACCATAAATTTTCTTTCTAAAAGACTTCTATATATGATGTTTGTTGAATCACCTTTATATTTCTGGTAATTATTTGGTTTAAATTTGCCTTTGTACGACATAAATATAACAATCTCTAAGTAAAAGGATAAAAATGGCAGTCTTACGACCTAATTTTGGCGGTGAAAAAGATTATAGCGGTACAGATACTTTAGAGTTTGGCTTCAGTGGAGCATCAAGCGCAGACTTCTGGACTTCAGCAATGGTATTTGATTTCTATAATGCTACAGGTGAAAATTCAACATTTTCTCCTATATATATCAAAATGAATACAACGTTTGAGACTACTCAGGCGCAAAGCATTGACGCTGTATCAGGAATTTACGGTCAACCATATGAAAGCGGATCGGGCTTAATTGATAAACTTGGAAGTACAATTGGATCAACACTTCAAGCTGTTGCAAGACAAGCGATTGGTGGTGCAGGCGCTGTTACAGGATTTTTAGCATCAGGTGGGCAAACTGGTAGACAACAAATTGAGTTTCTTTCTAGGGAAGTTTTTAATTCTTTTCAACAAATGATCTATCAAGGTCCAAACTTCAGGCAATTTTCTCCATCCTTTGTGATGCGCCCAACATCTGAAGTTGAAGCAGAATCAATGCGAGAAATTATAGCAAGATTGAAAATCGCATCTTCCCCTAGAATGGGAACATTAGGTGTCGCATTAGGTGGTATAACTGATGATGAAGAAAAATTACAGCAAGGGACTTTAAGATCAACTGCCGGCGGTGAAGTTGTGAGTGATGCTGCGCTTGCTTTCACGTTCGGCTATCCAGATATGTGTAAAATTTCCATTGTATTAGTTAAAGGCAAAGCAGAAACGACAGTGAAAGTTTTTCAAAGTGATTTTTGCATGATTCAATCTGTTGCTGCAACATATGGCTCACAGAATAAACTCTCATTCTTCAACGGCAAAGCATATCCAACTGAAGTCAATCTTCAACTTCAACTCCGTGAAATGGTTCTCCAGACAAGAGGAAATGCTGTCAGAGAATTCAAAGGCGGATTATCGGTGATATAATGTCAATATTTACTCTTTATCCAAAAATAGATTACAAAGTTAGCGATTACGATACCGTTCGTGGTATTGATATCACATCTTCAGTTAAAATTAAAGACTACCTCAAAAGATATTCAGCAATATCATATCAGCCGTATGTTGTTCTTGATGGTGAAAGGCCTGATCAAGTATCATTTAAAGCATATGGTACGCCAGATTATGATTGGATTATTATGCTCGCTAATGATATGTATAGCATCTATGACGATTGGCCAAAAAGTTCTCTATCATTAACTAATTACATTACTGAAAAGTATGGTACTGTAGCGTATGCACAAACAAATTACAAATATTATAATACATACGGCGATGAAATTGATTTGACTTCTTATACAGCACTTGCTGATTCTGATAGAAAGATAGAGACATTATATGAATATGAATTCAGAAAGAATATTAATAAATCCAAAATTAAAATCATAAGATCATCAATTATAACGACACTTGATTCTGATTTAAAATCTTTAGTTAGAATTTCGGTAACATGACAATTCATACCGATCCAGAAGGCGACGATATTGTAGCGAATAAAGACACAAATGCTACAAACAATGTTGCCGGTAAAATTATATTCAATGAATTAACTCTTGTAACTACAAAGGGCGATAAGATCAATTTACTTCCTATATTCGGTGGTATAAATTTATATGAAAACATATCTTCATTTGCCGTTTCTGGAGCAATTTCAATCAAAGATTCACAGGGATTGATTGAAAAATTTCTTATTACTGGTGGAGAAGAACTTCATATTAAAATTTCAAAGCCATCTAATGACATATTGCTGTGGCGCCAAGATTTTATAGTCCATAAAATTTCAAAGATTTCAGTCAATGATAATCTAAGTACAACTTTTGAGTTGATGTTTACTACAAAAACATTTATTAGATCGTTAAAGAGAAGACTATTTAAGAGTTTTAAGAATAAGAGTTATGCAGATTGCGTTAAAGAAATCTATAAAGAAATTTCAGACAACACAATCAGCGTTGAAGATCCAAAATTGACATTCAGTACACCATTTATATCAACTGGTTTAAATCCGCACAAAGCAATAGAATACATTACAAAAAGATCCTGTAGTAAAAATAAATTTTTTGTTTGCTTTGAACGTGTGTCTCCAATTACAGGCACGATTGACAATGCTCCAGTTTCAGCGCCGCATTTTTTTGGAAGCGTAGATAAACTTATTGAGGATTCAAATAAAAATCAGATTTATACCATAGCGTACAGTGAGAAAATTGGATCTACATTAGAACAAACTCTAGGTCCTTACACCATTAGAACTAATACCTTTGTCCGTAGTCTAGCATTCAACCACTTAGATGCAATGTTGACTGGATTTTATAACAGTAAAATTACTACAATAGATCCAATTACACAAACTTTTAATTTGAAAAAGTATGGTTACACGACAAGCTCCGTCACTGGAGATTTTTACACTAACAGATTGATGACTTCCGATAACTTTTTCTCTACATACGACGATACAAAATATGAGTTGCCGGGTGAAAAGATTGTATTCTCATCATACAACGATCCATCAGGAAGAGAAGAATGGCTATCAACTAATGTTTATGGGCAAGTTTCAAAGAATTTATTTAAAATTGAAGTTAATGTAGAAGGTGGCACGAATAATATAGGTGCTGGAACGATTGTAAACTTCAAAGTTCCGTCGCACTACAGAAAAAATTTAAATCCTGGCAGCAGTCAAATACCAGATGATATTATGTATTCTGGTAAATACTTAGTAACTGCCATTAGACACACAATTGATTTTGATTCTTATACTAAAGTGCTAGAACTAAGTCGTGGTTCATTTAACTTTGATATGGGAACTAAAGCCGTAAACGTTACAGAAAATACTCAGACAAGTAAATCAATTACAAACATTACGAATAAGCCAAAAGGAACTAGAATTTATAGATTGTCTCCTGATGGTGCGCTAAGTGATATAATTTCTATTGCAAAAAATACAATTGTTAGATTTAACTTCTTAGGTAATGTTCTTTCGGTTGAAAGAAATAGTAGCAGTGAGCCTTTGGTAACTGCTAATGATGCACTAAACGCTCTAGGAATTAGACGATATGCTGATCTATTACCATCATCAGCATCAAATGTCGTTAACATATCACAGTTATATTTGAACATTCTTCGGAGACAACCTGATACAGCTGGTTTAAATTTCTGGTTAACGAATTTAAAAAACGGAAACATAACTCTAGTCGGCATCAGAGATGAACTTGTAAATTCTGCTGAAGCACTTGAAATTTATGGTGTAAATCCTTCAGTGCTAATTACATCACGATCTGAAGCACAGATAGCAAAAGCAATAAAACGTTCTGATTTCTCAACTATTATGGAAGCAGTAGTCTATACATATCCAGGAAATCTTAACAGTTTAACTCAAGCAGTTTATGACAAAATAAAACAGAACATTCAGAGGCTACTATGAAATTTCTAGAATTTTTTGATAAAAAAGATTATGAATATTATGATCAACTCCACGAAAAGCAAATTGTCTACAATGGTGGTAAAGCATATGGTCAAGTTGTATTCTTAGCAGGCGGTGCTGGCAGTGGCAAAGGCTTTGCGATTTCCAATTTTATGGAAGGTCCTAAGTTTAAAGTGATTGACGTTGACGAATTAAAAATGGCATTCCAGAAACTAGACTATCTGAATAAGTTTACGATGAAGCAATTGTTAGCCAAATACGGCAGCAAGATTAAGCCTCATGAAATGGAGATTGTTCAAAAGCAAGTCATTGATAGAGACTACAGCATGAAAAATTTAAATCTTAGAACACCTGAACATGTGTTTGCACTTCATGTACTGGTTCGTGCGACAGGCGCTAAAGATAAACTCATTGACATGATGCTTGACGGCGCAAAGCAAGGCAAGTTGCCAAACATTATATTTGATACAACGTTCAAAGATATGGATGATTTGAACACTTACGTTCCAAAACTTATTAAAATGGGCTACGATCCGAAGAGTATACATATCAGTTGGGTGCTCACAAATTATCAAGTTGCTATGAAAAATAACAGTGAAAGATCAAGAGTTGTGCCTGATGACGTCCTCCTTCAGACACACCAAGGAGCAGCTAGGACGGTCTTTGATTTGACGAAGACTGGATTGCCTAAAGATGTTGACGGCGGATTCTATGTCATTCTAAACAACCGTGAAAACACAATTGTCTGGATTGATCCAAAGACAAATAAGCCTTACAAGAACATGGGCAAATATGATAAGAATGATTTAATTGTAAAAGATTTTAAATATCTGACGTTAAAGAAGCCTGGTAAACCAATGAATACGTCAGTTGAAATCAAAAAAGAACTATTCAGTTGGATTAAAGATAATGTACCACCAGGATCGCTAGACACCGCAGAATTGGACAAACTATGAAACGATTCAAAGATTATATCAATAATGCTGCACCATTATCGCAAGAAGAATGGGAAGAAGCTGTATTTGGTGCTGAAATTTCAGAGGTTCTCAAACAAGTGGACGGCAAATGGGCTTTAGTCTCAAAGAAAACTGGTAAACCGCTTGCATATTATAAAGGTGAAGGCAAACCATCGGATGAATGGGTTGCAGATCAAGAACGAAGAATTCAATTTTTTAAACATATGAAATGAAAAATTTTTTAGGGCAAGACGGATTTATTTGGTGGATAGGCATTGTAGAAGACATTGCTGATCCTCTCCGTCTTGGTAGGTGCAAAGTGAGATGTTTTGGATATCATCCACCAAAGAAAGATACTTCAGTACCAACTGAAGATTTGCCTTGGGCTATTGCTATACATCCTGTAAACACACCAAATCTATATGCAACACCAAAAGTGGGCGACTGGGTCTTTGGTTTTTTCTTTGATGGTATTGCTGCTCAAGAACCTGGAATTTTAGGTTACTTTCCATCTATACCAGCAGCATCACAAGAATACTACGGTGCTACTCCTAGTGGTGTTAGAAGTTTTGTTGATGTTTCAGAAATGACAAAAAATATATCAAATACGATATACTGGCAAACACCTGTTGGTCATATTCTAGAAATTGATGACACAGCAAATACCATCTTGATTCAGCATACGAACGGATCAAACTTGATATTTCAATCAAACTCTGTTGCAATAAATCATTTCACAGGCACTAAGATTGATGTTGATGTGAATGGAAAAGTATCAATATATACTTCCAATACAGTGACACTTGAAGCTAACACAGCCATTATAACTTCAAACACACTAACAGTCAATGCACAAGATATGAGTTTTAATGCATCAAAGACACTGACACTGAAAGATCAAAACTTTACATGGACTCCATCCACAATCAATGCAGCATTTAATGGAGTAAATACTAATATTAGTACGATAACCAGCAGAATCAATTCACCTACAACTGGTGTCGCTAACACGCCTACGGGCACTGATACATTTATTAAGTCATTATAAAGGAGATAATTATGACAAATCATGAAAATTTAGTAAG